TGCACCAATGGAGACGTGGCAGAGCGGTTGAATGCACCGGTCTTGAAAACCGGCAAGGGTTCATAGCCCTTCGAGAGTTCGAATCTCTCCGTCTCCGCCAAACATCGGGTAATAGCTGAAAACGTTGTAACCCTTAAAGAGCCTGCCTTGCGCAGGCTTTTTTAATGCCTGTAATTTGAGGTTGGTTTGGGGTGCTGGGCTAAGCTGTGGGCTAGGTATTTTGGTAAAACTGTTATGTTGGCTTTGTGAGCGCCCATAAATAAAGGCTTTCTAGCGTTGTTACGCTAAAAAGCCTGATTCTTTTGCCGTGGGCTGGAATGGGCTATATCTGTAAGGCGTGGTCTAGTATCTTGATGATGTGGCCTGAGTCTTGCGGAATGAATTTGCCGTAATGCTTGTGGATCATGTCAGTGTTGCTATGGCCAAGCTGTTTGGCCAACCATTCAGCAGTGACGACGCCAGTTGATAGTACCTGACTGGCGTAAGTGTGCCGGCCATTATTTAGCGGTCGATAGTCTACATTGATGCGCTCTAAATAATCTGCCCATTGGTGGCGCAGCTGTTCATATGTGTGATGGGTACCAGTGTTTGGATTGTGCCAAAGAAACTGCAGCGAGTGTGGCCGCTCAGTGCGATGGTCACGTTCAGTAATCATAACTGTCTGCAGGGCAGTGTCTTTTATCAAATCAATCTGACTACGCAGTGCTTCTACGACGATAGGCAATAACTCAACTTGACGCTTGCGCCTTCTGTTCTTTGTGACACGATAAACGCCCTTTACGACACCACGTCTGATATAAGCGTGGTCACTCTCTAAATCTAAATCTGATACGGCCAACGCCAATAGCTCGTGTGATGATAAGCCTGACCATATCATAACCGTCCATAGGTTTTTGCGTGCTTGATCGTCTTCGTTTTGTATAATGAGACTTATTTCACTCTTGGAAAAGGGTCGTATGTCTTCTGGGTCATTATAATTGAGCTTTATATACTGTGATGGGTCATTCGCTGTGCTCTGATGTCTTGACCAGTAACTATAAATTTTGCGCCATAACCCTAAAATTTCTTTAATCGTATTTGAGCTGAGCTGCTTTTGTTTGATTAAGTCTTTATATACCCAATCCTCCACGTCCTCTACGGTAATTTTAGCAATCTGTTTATGGGCCCAATGCGCGCTGATGTGATTGTTTACTTTGCTTAGATAGGTTGTCCAAGACGACTCCGATACTAATGATTCTTCTGTCGTCCGCCACTGTTTGATGTAGTGGCCAAAATAAGATGCTTTGCGCTTGGGTGAGTGGGGGAATGTCTGATCACGGTCAAATGTGCCCATTTCTATTTGAGTATCTATCGATTGGGCGATAGCCGTGGCTTTTTTTAGATTGGCGTCAGTGGGCGGGGTGTCATACAAGGTTTCTCGGTCGCGCTTACCACTGGCGTCACGCCACCAGATGCGAATACTGGTTTTTAATGGTTCTATGCCTGCAGACATAATATATCCTTTGATTTCAGGTCAAAAGTAGGGTTATAACGTGGATGCCACTGCAATGTGAGCGGTAAACGAACGGTAATACTACGGTAGTAAAAAAAAGAGGTAATAGAGGTAAGGTCTCTATTATCTCTTTTTATCTTGCTGATTTAGTTTGGTTTAACTCTTACCTCGAAAAGGTAGGTTTAAGGTCTTTTTTAGGTTAACGTCTCCTTTCCAAAACATTTTGGCAGTCTATGCAGCGTTTGACACCGCCTAGCTGTTGCCGCTGGTAGGGGATGTCTTCACCGCAATCTAGACATTCAGGATATGACACCCCGCTAAACTTGGGTGCGTTGGCGATAATTCTATCCATTGCTTCTTGAGCTACGTCATTCGCTCTATCGATATCGTCTGCCATATTAATCCCAATCCCTTTCATCAGTTATAAACTTTAAGACCATTCCATCAGCACCAATTGCAACTACTGTGCTAACGCTATGCGCTCCATCACTTACAGATTCATTGTGAAAATCAATAAATTGGCGCACTTTGGAAGCTATTGATTCATCGCTTTGCTGATATAAATCAGCTATTGTTAACTTAGTAGCCATTACTTTTTACCTTTTGATTTTGTCTTACGGTTGTTTTTGGGGTTATGAGGAATATAGGTTTGACCTTTAAATCGTGATGGGTCATACCATTTACCTGCCAACGCTGCATACTCATGGGCTATTCGTTTTAAATGATTATCACCTGACATATTATTCTCCTGATTAGATTCTATGAGCAGCTGCTAAATCTCTGTAAGTCACGCTACTAATGGATTCTTTGTTAATTCCAATATCTTTATTTCAGTAAGTGATTCAAAGCGCCGCTCTTGGTAAACTTCGACCTCGCAGCGCATGGCTATGTGATCTCGTACTATTGAGTAATGCTTGCCCTGATAAAGCTCACGTTGCTTATGAGTGGGATGCATCGAGCAGTCAATCATTTGACCGCTAACTGTGTCGAAAGTCAGCCAATGCAATGGGCTTTCACGGTCATATGGGAATAGGGCGCGGACTAAGTTCATTTAACGGCTCTCCATTTTATCGGCCATATCGATAATTATGCCTTTCGCGTTGCCCATCAATTCTAGGAACAGTTCTTTATCATTGTCATCATCAAAGCCACTGTCATTTACAACTTCTTGCATGGATTCTGTTAATTCGCTATTGCGTTGCATGGGTGGAATAGTACGAATAAAGGTTCTGGCCAATAATTCAAAAGCTGCGTTATGTTGAAGCTTTTGCGCTTCTTGCTGCTGCTGATGCTCTATCGCCATTTGCATTAATTTGTTTAAGTCCATTATTCGTCTTCCTTATACATAAAGTGGCCAATTGGGGCAGGGCATTCTTCATTGACGATTTCTAGTTCATAACAATCATCGCAGAGGTCAGCGTGAGGTGCTGCGCTCTGTCCAAGCCATAGCTCACAGCCGCATTCATCGCAACCGCCTTCCATGTTTTTAAAGTCGTAAGTCATAAAAAAGCTCCTATTAATTTACCCAGTAAACAAGCAATGGCTATTAGCGCTAATAAAAAAGCTATCAATCCGTTGTCACTCATGCTCTAAGCCTCCGACCCATTTTCAAACACCCAGCACTTGACTGTCTTGGCGGTATATACCTTGCTATAAACCGCAACATTCGAGTCTATAAACTTATGCTTACGGCTTGATTTGAGCAGGCGCTTCATTTCGGTTTGTTCTGGTAGGCGCTGACCTTCTTGCTGGGCGATTTTATAGAATGCCGGCAAATTGATTGCAATCTTAGTTTTGTCCGACGAATGATTCATCTCGCACTGAGCCAAGGTGTCCAGATACTCATAAATCTCCCAGAACTGCTCAACTAATGGATGGTCGCTCGATAGTCTGGCCACGCGCTGTTCTGACATTGCAACTAATGTACTTTTGGCAGTTTTGGCTTGGTCTTCACTCATAACGCCATCCAAGACATGCAGATGCAGACAATCGACCATCGCTGCTATCTGTGCGTGATTGAGCGCGATACGGGTATGAGTAATGCCTGCTGAGTGATAAAAGGTTTCGTAAATGCGTACCTTTTCTTTGTACGTCTGTAGGATGGCTTCTTCGTTGCGGATAGCCTTTGCCATAAACTGACTGGTGATCTCGAGCGGAATGCGGTCAAGCTCATCGACAATGTGTTTGCCTTCTAACGTCTGGCCTTCACGGGTTAAACGAATATGAAGTAAACGCGTGAGCATGGCTTCAGATGCTTGGATGGGCTCGTTTTGGCTGATCATGATGGCTGCACGAAACGGCGGTGAGTAAGTATCGTTGCCGTTATTCTTGACGCCGCGGCTACGGATAGAGCGACCATTGAAAGCGTCCTTTAATTGGTCCCATTCAAATTTTGAATAAGATTGTTTGCCGTCTTGATCGTTACGGTCACCTTCAATTAAAGCAATAGGTATATTGGATACCTGGGCAAACTCACGATAGATAGCAACTGATGTGGCTTTTGATGGGTCAAAGCCCTCATAGTCCTCACGGCCTGATAAACGCCATAAAAACTCAAGTAAGCGTGACTTACCTGCACCTGCCTGACCGACCAATTCAAAAAATGGAAAGCTGCGATCGATGCCGCGTATCTGCTCGGCAAAGTAAGTACCAAGCCACCAAGCCATGACGACGGTGCCATAGTCGCCGCGCACTCTATTAAACTTGGGCCACCAGTCAAAATTTGGTTTGTCTTTGGTGTTGAGTTGTATGGTAGGAGAGTTAGCCAATGATTTGACCTCCAAGCGTCCAAGCTTGAAGTAGTCTTGATTGTTGATAGCAACTGATTTGCCTTTATGTATGGCTACATCATTAAAGATATAAGCGCCAAACTCTTTGCTGTAGCCAATAAAGTCAGTGGTTTTGACTTCTTTGAGTGCTTCGGTCTGATGGCGCATGATGATGTCTAGCTGACCTGCTGCACCTGTCCAAAATACACCGGCATAGACAGATAATAAGCGGGGCTTGAATTTGGATGGACTGGATAATTGGTCGCCTGTAATAGTCGTAGTCACATCGCCTTTTGCCGTACTGACGCGCATGAAGTACCAGGACTCATCGGTAATCTCGTTACGCTGAAAATAAAGGGCTTCTAGCTTTGCATTACATAGCTCGGTGACCGTACTGCAGCTCTTAACAAACTCTGGCATCTGCTCGTCAACGTCAGTCAAGTCGCTGACCGAATCAAGATAAGCGCCCACTTGATGCTTCTCTACACCAATACAGGTGGAAAGCGCTTTTGTATCGAGCTCGAACCACCAAGTACGGTAGTTATACTCAAAGTAAAAGCTGGTGCGCTTGGTGTGCATATACATGATGACAGCGGCTTGCATCGCTGATGTGGCCGTTAATAAGTCGCCAAAGTAACGATAGTTGTCAATATGTTCAGGTGTGAGACGGCCCATTTCATGCAAGTCGTTCCAATCCAACTGACGATGCTTTTCGTAGGGCGGCTGAGCGGCCACGCATTCAAAGCCCATATCAGTCGCAGCTTTTACGCAGCGATGAATGCCGTCCTTACCAGCCTTATCATTGTCAAATGCCCATACCAGTTTTGGTAGAGTGTGCTTGGCTTTAACGTACTGACTCTTTAACTCATGCAGACTGTGCTCAGGGAAGTTTGAGCAGCTAATAGAGCTGACAGCATCAATACCATGCTCACCCAATGCAATGGCGTCAAAGATACCTTCGGTAATCCAAATCTCTGTCGGCATCTGAGTATTGGCTGGATGCCACCACCAGTAGCCCTTTACGCTATAGCCAAACTTAATGTTTGCTTTGCGTGGGAACCTGTCTGCCTTATCAATGATACGCTCCCACCAACCGCCATTTGGCAGCTGAAAACGGATGGTCGCTGATGAGATGTTCAAATCACGATTAACATACAGCTCCTGGTTATAGCTGCCTTTAACTGACTGAATGTTAAGACCTCGGCCTTCGTTTAGATAAGCATCGGCAGCGGCATTGGGACTAACGTCGGTCTGCTTGTACGTCGCCGACCAATCGGTGAATAGGTCGGTAAAAAGATCCTTTACATGGACCTCCATACCGCATTTATTTAGACGGCCGCACTTGACGACGCGGGGTGTGGTAGCGTGAGTAAATAAAGATTTTTTACTGCAATCTGGACAGCGACCCTCTCTGAGCCATTCGCCTACAATCTTAAATCCGTAGTCCGATACCAGGCGGTCTACGACTTTGTCATTAATTCGTGTCATGGTGTTACCTAAGTTCTTTTGAGTATGATTAAGCGGTTTGGTTAGCTGCAGCTATGACTTTTTGTAGCTCGTCAAGCCAAAAGTCGCTGCCCATTATCGATTTGTAGGTTTTGGCTATATTGCGCATATAGCGCTCTGAGAAATCACATAGTGAGATAAGGTTTGCATCGTGCTTTTGGTCTCTCTCATCTTTAGCTAGGTGCTCAGCTAGCCAATCCTTGCGCTGTAGGTAGTCTCTTTTGTGAGAATGAAAGGCTGCACAAAATACTTCAGACAATGAGTCTCTAATATCATCAGTAAGTCTGAATGGGTTATGCGCCGTACTTTGAATAGCTATGTCGCTAACAGGCGCTTGAGTAGTCGGATTATTCATCATGATCATCCTTATCTAGTCAGTGCCGCCGCAATTTCAGGATTGGGCTGCAGACTGGGCTGTAATTGTTGGGATATCTCTACAGTTACCTTGGCTGTAAATAAACAGTCTGGATTATGGCAAGCTGCTGTGAGCTGCTTGGTTAAAGCACTGAATATAACGTGCCCATGTGTACGCATGCGCGAACCGCAGTGAGGGCAGCGGATGCCAGCCGGTGTTGAACTTGCCATAGTGTCTCCAGATATGATTATTGGGTGTGGGTGGTCATCGTGGCGACTCCTTTCAGGTGAGTTATCGTTATGGTTTATAAGCCAGTGAGTAAATCTTTATCTTCTGTTCTAGCAATACCCAAACAGGCGTCTATCTGCTGAGACACGACAAGCTTTTGCTGCTTGTCATTCAGGCCTTTATATATGTCAGTTAGGAGCTTGAGCTGCTTCGTGTTATTGAACAGACTGGACTTGATGGCTATACCATGCGTCTCATAGCTATGCAGTGCTTGTGCCCATTCTGTCTGTAGGCTGAGTAAGTAATCAGCTGCATCTTCATTGCCGTTTGCTCTAATCCTTGATGTATTGACACGAGCTAAATACATCTGAACTCGGTCTAGACGCATACATAAAATGTCCAAAAAGTGCGAGTTCTCAGCTATTTCTGTATCAGTGGCGACCATATCACCGCCTAAAAGTGGGGTGTCAGGGGTCTTAAGACCCCCCAGATTGTCAATTTTTGGCGTAATTAAACGAAGAACACCGTATAAGACTTTGTTGTCTTCAGCTTCAAAGTTTCTTTTGACATTGCGCCAGTCGATACCAATCGCATCAGTGATTGCTTTAGCAGGTACGTATTCAACATCTTTAAACTTGTAAACAAGTAGGTTTAAGTTGTGGAAATTAATAATCTTATTAAGATTCGCTAATGGATATTCATTTACATGTGACATCGTGGTGTTTCCTTTTATCGTGGTTGAAAGTGTGGGGGATATCTCTCCCCCTAGAGGAGTGGTCTAGTCAATCGGCGGTAAGAGGAGACCGACACGCTGGTAGAAGGCTTGGGTATGCTCACCCTCACGGCGCTCTTTGAACAAGGGTACTAGTACGCGCTGCTGGTCGCCGTTTTCATCGTAGTAGGTTTTTTCTGCGAAGCGGCTGACATCGATGTCGTGATAGTAAGCGGGCAGCTCTACGCCATATCTGTTAACTACTCCTAGGAGAGTGCATTTATTTTTTTGCTCCACTGAGATTCTAGGAACGTAGAAATAGCGTGTTGTACCCTCGCTATCGAGCAGGCCTCTATTTCTTTTAACGATGCAAGGCTCTGTCATCTCTATCACTGGTGCTACCAGTGTCGACTCGCTAAGCATCTGCTCAGACTCACTGCATGCCTGGCTAAAGTCTAGCGTTGTCTCGTCAAAGTCTGATAGCTTAGCGCGAACCCCGCTAATAGCCTCTTGGATATCAGTGAACGCTCGCTGCAAGTCCTGACGATTAATCGTAACCGTGTCTGATGAGTCGGCACTGGTGAGCTGCGCCATCATAGCGGTATGGGCTTGGAGCTTGCCTAGCGTGGCTAGGATTGGGTTGAGTGGTAACATCCCGGTGGTTCCTGTTTGGGTTGGGTTGATCGTTGACATCGTGGTATATCCTTTTTGAGTTAAGTTACGTGGTGGCATCGTGGTATTGAATTTCATAAAGTCGCTTGGCTGCTAGCTGAGTCAATCACGGTATATTTACCGCTCGGAAAGCGTAGTTTTACCGTTGGTACGCTGACATCCTGTTGTTTAAAATTACGCTGATCATGATGGATGATGATCTGCTCTGAGCGCTCGAGTACAAACTGTCTGATGGCTGTCGCCTCCTGACTGATCCCTGCTAGGCGCATGGCGAACTCGAATCTGTCATGCTCTGGGTCATTCATATAGCTATAGAGGCGGCGGTCACGGACGTTGTCCCAGTTTTTATGAGTCATTGCCAACCCCCTTATCCGCACTGTCTGTCGGCTGTAGAAGCGCGGCAAACTTGGCCATAAAATCCTGATCGTGCTGCTGGTAGAAAGCGATGATCTCGGCTATCAGCTCCTGCTGCTGCTTACCTGTGTCCATCGCCTTGTACTGGATGTACTTGCGCTGTGATTCAGGCAAGCGCGTGGCAAACATTACTTGTGACATCGTGGATACTCCATAATTGCGTTTTGTGATAAAGTGATAGCTGTCTTACGAGCTAACAATTGCATTATTACATACGAATTTTCGTATGTAAATAGGAAATATATGAAAAATCATATTAAATCTATGGAATCACCTTCTTCTTCTGAAAATATTGCCGAACGCTTAGTTAATGAACGCAAACGTTTAGGCTTGAAACAGAAGGAAGTGCAGGATGCCTTAGGCGTTGCCTACTCTACGATGTCGAGGTTTGAGAATGGACATAGACTTCCTGATTTGAGTCTAGTTCATACGCTTAGTGACTTGGGATATGATATTTCGTATGTCATTACTGGCAAACGTCTGGATGAGTCTGCTAGTGATCTGACTGAGGATGAAATGCAGTGGTTAGAGTTATATCGAAATAGCCAGCGGCGTGCTGAACTGGTGAGACTGATAAAGACTTACGAGTCTATGGAGTAGATGATGAAAGATAGTGATCGATTGATTAAGAAAATGAGAACTGGTGCACCAGACTCGCTAGAAGATGCGTGGTACGGCGTAGCTTACGTCATAGAATCATCTTTAATGGCTGCTGGTTCAGTAAAAGGTGACTACACTGTGATGGATCTATACTCTCTAGCACAACCGTTTGTACTAGAGATGTGGAAAGATGAAAGCAGGAAGATGGATTATGATTCGGCATTTGAAGAAGTGATTAAATCACCGTCGCTTAATCCGTAGCAAATTAAATATTTTATGAGGTTATTAATATCTCCGATGCCTTGCCTGTTACCTGTGCAATATCTTTAAAGATAACTTCCAGCTGCTCCAATGATAGCGGCTCGGCATGAGGCGCAAGCTCACATAACTGACTAAGCATGTGAGCATAAGCGGCTACTCTCGCTAGGTCGTCGGCTATGGCTGCAGTATTGGTATTGTTTACTGTTTTATGATTAATCATACTGATTGTCTTCCTAGATTGGTTAGTTTGATTAACTTTTGTTCTGTTAATAGATATTAGTTCAAGGTAGACTAATATTTTTGATTTGAGGATTAGGGATGTTGAAACGAGTTGCGGTGTTGATGTGTGTGTTCGCTATCGCTGGATGTAGTGAACCTGAGACACAGGTGATAGATTTAGATAAGGCAGCTGCTGATGCGAGCCTAGCGCCCGAAGATTATGAAGTGCATGAGAATGGGGCGATTGAGATTAATTCGCAGGTTGAGAATGAACCCATTCAAGACAAGACCTTTGGTATAACGCCTGATGAGTTTGGTAGCCGTTTGAGTGCTGAAGCGAAAGAAGTAGGGTTAGGTGATATCGCTGTCGATAAATTTAGCGTGACCGAAGGCTCTGTGAATGATGTCTTTAGCGAAAAAATAAGCGATGCTATCGCTATGAATGGCACTGTCGATAAGAATGGTGAACTGAAATCAGTCACGTTTATAATGGGTCAAACAGAAAATGGCGACACTGAAATCATGAATATGATGATGATGGCTGGATTGTCAGCCCGCGCTATTAGCCCCAATCAGCCCAAAGAGCAGTCCGCTGGTGTTTTAACTGAAGTAGTCGTTGATGCTGTGAAGCAGTTCGGTGAGAAGGGTGATGGTGAAGCTAGCAAAATAGTCGGTGATATTAAGTATAGTTCATTGGCAAATAGTCAGTTAGGGATTTGGGCTGTTATTGAGTCTGTATAGATATACGTTAAACTTTAGGTAACTACTATGAATATAGAATCTGATAGATGGATGACTCTGTGGCTTGATCATTTCTTTAAGCATGCTGAACTAGTGAACACGCTGCCACATGGCTGGTGTGTTTATCGTGAGCCTGTGGATTGGAATTAATTATTATCGCTATAATCTTTATAAGCTAATAATGCCAATCTCTTAGTTAATACAGTAGAGGTAGTAGTCCCGATTTTTAGAAACAAAAAAACCCCTGCTAAAAAGCAGGGGTTTTGGGATTGTACAATAGCTTGCTTGGGGCTGAATCCGCGCCACGATTACACGGCCGCCTTATTCGTCTCTACAGTACTATAGAGCTTATATCAGCGCTCCCAAGCAAATGTTATTATAACTTATCTAATAAAAAAATGTTTAATTTATGGAGATAAAATATGGACCCATTTGCATTTGCAACAATCGTAAGCCTACTTGCTACTTTCCATTCTGGTAGAGAAGGTAAGAAAGACATAGAAGAATTTAAGAATTGGTTAAATGAAAATAATTATGGCTACATGACTGCGATAATTGACAACAATAAAAGCTTGCAACAAGACCTTACCTCTTTTATGAGCCAAAACCATGAGCAGATGATGGCGCAACTTTCTACCCTCAATGATCTTATGATAACAGTATCAAGTCGCATAGAAGGTTTAGGTAGTATTGCTGCAAGTTTTGATTCTAATAACGGGTTTTCCGAGCAGGCTATTGATGTGCTGAGGCAATTTGTTAAATCAGATGGTATCGAGATGCGTCACTTACAAACTTGGAATTATGAAGGACAATCTAATGCCTACTATTTAGATAATGGCGAAGTTGAATATAATGAACCGAGATTTATTGAAACAGATTTAGATAGTTTAGTAAATGCTGGTTTAATTACTTTAACGAGAGGATCAAAAGGGAGTGCTATATATAAAATCACTCGTCAAGCTGTTCGTTTCATAGACTTCATTGACAATAATTAATGAATTTATTTATTCGAAGCCAGTAATTCTAACTGTGAGGTCAAGCCGCTAGATTTACTATAGCTATGCGTCGCCTTGTCTACTGTCCATTTTAGCGCGTCTATTTCTGCTTTAAATCCTTGCAAGATAATAGGACTTTCGGTTGTAACAGCAGGGTAGGCGTAAGCGGTAGTGATACTGAATTTTGCTTGCTGTTCTTTTATGCGTTTTGACTCTGCTTGAGCCGCTGCATGAGCAGCATCTTTACTTTTATATGTACCTTTTAGTTTTTTAGTCTTACCTTTTTTACCTTTTGTATTCACCGTTTTACGCTTAGCCTCGCTTTTATCCTGATAACTCGCTGATACATTATCATAATCGGACTGCCTATCCTCTACGCTATAGCGAAACTGATCGCCGGTCTGACGGGTGATGAGAGTTATGTTTAGTGCGTGACCACTAGCACTGATATTGCTATTGGGAGTAAATATAAGTAACTTGCCATGCTTGATATTTACCGCCGCGCCGTATTGATGACATAGCCGCGTCAATAGATGAATGTCTGACTCATCGGTCTGGTCAACATGACCAACATTAATACTGACAAGCTCCGGTTTAATCGATAAGGTAAGCTGTTGTCGCTTGGCGACTGTTTCTGCAACCTCACCTAGTGTCTTATTATGATACGACTGGCTATGGCCAGACTTGAGTGATGACTTAAAGTCTGCAGACTTGGCGCGTATGCTAATAGTGTCCGGTGTCCCAGACCATTCGCTACTGTCTACGATATAGATACCCATATCGTGAATGCCTGCATCCTCAAATCCCATCCAGCACTGTAACTTTACCCCGCGCTTAGGCAGCGCCAATGCGCCATCGTGGTCATCCAGTGTCAGTGTCAGCTCATCAGCATCAAGGTTCTTGTTGTCCGTCACAGATAAAGTCATGATGCGCGCCATGACCTGATCGTTAAGTGGCTTGCTGTCAGCGGTCAGCTTTAGTACAGGTGTGCGTAACACGTCATACTCCTTGTGCTGGTGTGTTTGGCTCGTCTACTTTATCTGCTTGGATGCGGTCATCATCGATACGCACCAGCTTCATCGTGCCGTCTATCTTACGTGCCACACCTAGATTGGTGATATGGCTGCGTGTCTCTTCAATCGCAGTGATAGCAAACACGCCGTATATATAACCACTGCCATCTATTAGCACGTAGCCACTACCGCTGTCTGCCATCTCTGATAAGTCGTCGATAGATTGCCGATTGCCAAAGCCGTGTGACTGATAGATCATAAAGGGAATGGTCACCGTCTCCTCACCAGCACCGGTAAACTGGTGCTGGTCACGACCTTGGGCAATGGAGTTACTAGCATGAGTCCATGACCTGCTGCGCTGCAGCTCGCTGTATGTGATGGTGTCGACACTAAAGACGAACTGTCCTAAGGATAAAAGCATTACCATTGCTCCGCTAGATCGTAAAGTGCTGTGTTATTGTTGCTTTGGTTGCGTTGCTGTTTAGCCAACGTTGCGGCTACTAATTCAGCAATCTGCTGCTCTGACTGATGCGGCTGGGCATTTACAATAATAGTAATAGGCGCGGTGCTTTGGGATTGATTAGCATTACCGCCCATCATGGCTGAGGCGCTAATCGGTTTACGATTGTCAAAGCGAATCTCACTGGTGTCCATCGCATCGCGTAAGCTATCGCTTGTTTTGAGCATAGCTTGAACAGGGCTATTGTTTTTGAGTAGTCCATTATTGAGGCCTTGCATCATGAAATCACCATACCCGGCAAAGACACGACTAGGGGAGTGTATACCCATCAAGCCAGTAAATGCGCCTTTGATTCTACCTGCTACACCTTTGATACCTTCAACAACGGCTGTGGCTCTGCTCATAATGCCGTTTTTTAGACCTTGTAGCAGGTTTGCTCCATAGCTATAGAATGTTGCACTCAATCCTGACAGATATGTCCAAACCGCTGTAAATGCAGTCATAAAAAAACTAACGGGATTGAAGCTTGATAAAAAAGAATTTAGCGCTTGGATTCCAGCATTAAATATAGACTTGATCCACTCCCAAGCTGCTGAAACGCTAGCGGTAATCGCTGCCCACAGATTAATAAAAAACTCTTTAATAGGACCCCAGTTTCTATAAACAAGATATGCTGCTACTGCCAATAGAGTAATTGCAATAAGGATAGGGTTTGCCATCATTGCCATGCCAACTACTCTTATGATGTTTAGTAAAAACATCAAAGACTTTCCTATCAAAGCTACGGCAGACACTACCGCTTGGCCGACAAACCCAAATAACGACCACAACATCTTTAATGGAGCAAGTAAGCTACTAAATATCCCTGCAAACCCACCAAGCGTCGCAAATGACGCACGCAATAACGCCATAGGACCAAGTATTGTTAATAGTATTGCACCAAAGCTACCTATTACGACTGCACCAATCGCCAAGATAGCAAAGGTCTTGCCAAGCGTGGCCATCAACTCAGGATTGGTATTTGCCCATTCCGTCATTTTTTGTGTCATGGTTGTTATGCTTTGCAAAAATTCACGAATGCCATCCCTATTTGCATCAAACAGCGCTGTTCTGAAAGCATCAATTGCGCTAGTCGTACCCGCCCAGTCCCCTGATGTATTGTCTGACATAGTTTTCGCTAGTTTGCTTAACTCTCCGTTCGATCCTTCTAGGTCTTGAATAAGTGTTTGCAGTTCGCCACTACCTGCATATTCAACTAATTTTGTCATTGCGCCACTGGCATTAAGCCCTGAAATATCCGATAAAAATGTTGCTTGTTCGGCTGTACCTAAATTTTTGGTTTTATCATAGATATCTTTTAAGATGTCGGGCATCGAACGTAGATTACCATTTGCATCTTGGCTTTGAACGCCTAGTTCTTTCATAGCGTCCGATACAGGCTTAGGTAAGCTTGCTAAACGCTGCATAATAGCTCGTAGTGCAGTACCAGCTTCTGAAGCCTGAATACCAGAATCACCTAATTTACCTGACATACCTGCTAGCTGTTCCAAACTAACGCCCAATGCTGATGCACCAGGCGCAGCATACTTCATGGTTTCGCCTAGCATTGCTACATCTAAGTTGGCTCTAGTAAAGGCGGCGGATAGTACGTCTCCGACTTTTCCCATATCTTTCGTAGGATCAAGTTTCATCCCTGAAAGAATATTTGAGGCGATGTCTGCAGTTTGTGGTAAGTCCATTTCACCAGCTAGTGCTAAGTCGAGCATGCCTGGCATAGCGGCTTTAATAGCTTTAGGAGTGAAGCCAGCCATCGCTAAGAACGCCTGACCACTCGCGGCATCACTTGCAGTAAATGAGGTGGTTGCACCAAGTTTTTTGGCTTGCTCTGCTAGCGCTTTATATTCAGGACTGTTTTTATCCAACCTTGTGATTGCTTCTACTTTGCTTAATTTAGCTTCCAACTCAATACCTGGCGCAAGTAAGCGTGCTGCTCCATAAGTCGCTGCTGCACCACCAGCTGCGAGCTGGATTGACTTGTTGCGCATATCCCCCATCTGCTGTGACTGCTGCTGTGCCCGCCGAACACCATCCATACGTTGTCGCTGTTGATCCAACCGCCTATTGGCCTCCGCTATTTGATCGGCCAGGCGACTTTGATCCCTACCTAAATTGCTGGTAGAGACGCCAGCAGACTCAAGCCGTTGCCTAAGCTGTGCTAATGACTGCCGCTGACCATCGACACTACGATCTAAGCGCTCGACACTGCGCTGGGCGGTATTGAACCGATTAATTAGGGTCTGGGATGGATTGTTTGTAGCCGCTATCTGTTGTCGCAGTGCTTCCATACGTTGTTTAGCAGCTTGGAGTTTGCCGCTTGTCTCTGTCAGCTCACGGCTCATATCTTTAAATGCGGTGATACGATTTTGAGTGGCTTCCAGTTTTTTGACAGCATCACGTGCATCGTTGAACGCATTGACCGAGCGTGATACTTGCGACTCTATACCGCGCAGGGGCGCGGAAATATCATCGATCAACTTCAGTGTTGCGGATAAATCTAAGTTGTTCGCCATATAACGCGCCTATTAAAAGTTATTTGTCCGTCTCACTACGCTTACGGGCCTTGTCGTGCCAATCCATCAGTTCATCAATATCCATATCTTCACAGTCAGACGGTCGCCAATGAAATACGACCGCCAAGTCTGCAATTACATCATCTACGCTGTGAGGGATGCCCCGGCTTTCGCGGCTTCTGCTTCCTGACGCGCTTTCGCTCGCTGATCCTTGCTGGCGAAAAAACCGACCACCGCTGTAGATAGACTCAAAAAGTCAGTAGGGTCTAGGGCAGCAACTTCATGCTCTGCGAGTGGTGGGGTACTCACACGAGGTACGAGTTTGATAACGGTATCAACATCTAGCTTCAGCAGGTCAGATAAAGATAGACCACGCAATGCGCCAGTCTTGGGTTTATTGATATTAACTTGACTAATGGTTAAGTCGCCGCGCTGGATAGGATTATCAAACTCAACCGTTTCAATATCTGGATTGGTTGGCATTGGCGGTGGAGTAATAGCGTCTTTTTGTTTTACTTCTTCGATGACAGCAGCTGAAGTATCTTTGCTCATAATATTTGTCCTGGTATGTGTGGTTGTTTTAATAAAAGTAGTGTTAAAAAATTGGCCATGTTTGAATGGCAGTGAATCTGTTCATTGCCTGAAGATCGTCGCCTTGGCGAGCCGTCACCTCACCAACCAGCTAATCGCCATTTATCCAAACGCTGACGGTTGGCCAAAAGATTTATAGACCTAACTTGGCGTTGATTTCGCCGGTCATGTCTTTATCGCCAACGATGAAAATACCGTTCACAAAATCGACCTCGAGCAGTTGCATACCATCATCAACAATCTTGAGATATGTCACGCTGTACGTCAGCTCATGCTCGTTGATGCTACCCAGCTCCAATTCACCAAGAGGTAGGTTAGTGACTGAGCCACGCATATAGACATCACGCACAACGTGGGTACAGGTGTCTTGACGCTCATATGCACCGATGTAGCGAATCGGCAATGCTGATACGCCACAGTAAGCAAGCTGTGCAATGTGGCGTTTGTCGACGCCAGTATAGTTAACGGTCGCTTCCATCGCCTCAAAGCCCATATCAAGCTTGATGTCACCGATCATACCGGCTGCGCGGAAGTCTTCAGTTTTTTTGACAATCTCAGGCAGGTTGATGGTCTTTGCTGTGCCGGCATAGCTGTCGCCATCGACCCGCACGTTAAAGTTTTTGAGTACTGCCGGCATCTGTTTTGCCATGTTAGTGTCCTTTTAGTCTATTTGGTTACGCTGCTTGAGCAATGAGCTTGCCAAAGTCAACAAGGTAGCTATCAGTAATACGCTGGTTGAGTTTGAGGTTCTCAAGGGTCGGTACTGGAGTGTAGTCATAGTCAACCCATAGCATGCCTTGACTCAGATCTTGCGCATTGTTTAGGTCGTCGTTGTACCAGCATCTAGCGCCAAGTAACCAACCTTGTGAGACAGTAGCTCGCAGTTTGGCATTGATTGAGTCGATAATATCTCGTACTAGGACTGGTGTAAGCGGTTGATCAACGAATGGAAAGCAGCCTTCAATAATTGTGTCTAGTAACCATTGAGCGGTAAGTACTCCAGTCTCAAAAGCAAAGCGAGGGTCTGATGAGCACGTGCGGTTGCCCCAAAAACGGAAACCCTGGTGTTGAACTACTGATGTAACATCATTCGCATTTAGATAGCCGACCTCCGTGTTTGGATCTTCTAAGTCCCATGTACGGGGATTAGTGATACCGACGACGCCCGGCACAGGAACGTTTGAGATTGATTTTGTGAAGCTTGCTGGATATGTATCATCGATGAGCGCTCGCATTGCGAGGGCGGTGGCGATGATAGGGGTTACTTGGGCCATGTTGGTTCCTTTATAGATTTACGTGTTATAAGGTGCTTTAAACACCGGATGGTATATCAAGAATCATTTCTGATTGAATCGTGTATGAGCCATCGGTGTTTTTAATGATGGGCTTGACACCTTGCGCCGCAAAGTATTCTTTCTCAGGTGTTGTATAGCTATCAGGGTCAATAATGAGCTGGAAAACATCAAAATCGATATCAGAAGATGGCAGTTTACTTGCTGGATAATATGTAATTGAGCTTATTTTTGAGGTGGTAGGTAATGGTGGATAGCCTGCCACAACGCTATAAGCTGCTAAAGATTCTTCATTAATACCTAAGTAATAATCTTTAGAGCCATCTAAAACGCTAGGCATAGGCGAGACAGGGTTTTCAGGTAGCGCGTCTTTACCGTAAAACATGAATGCTGGTGTTGGATTTTCTGTGCTGAAAAAACTAATGCCAGCATAACCCGTGCCAGAAGAAATTGAACCATCAAGACTCTCAACATAACTAGTTATAGGGCCACCGTTGACGCTATACACGATACCCGCATTTACGTATAACCCTGAGTCTGTGTTTAAATTCGCATTTCTATCCATCTTCATAAAGTTGACTGTCCCGTCACTACTGCCGCCCGAACCATCAGACGGTTGGGGCTTTCCCGGCACACCCCATTCGCCATCGATGATGCAAAGCTCACGATCACCGTAAGTATCGCGGTACGCGACGATAGCAGCCTTATCTGTAATAAGTGTACCGTCGGGTTTACGCGGTGATGCGTAGACAATGCCACGACGACGCTTTGCAATAGATACGAGCTTCAGAACCACATCTGGCGTATCAAGCTCTGGTGCTCCAAAGCGTTTGGGCATGAGTCCAAAGCGAGCAGGGCAGGTCAGCAAGATGTCTAGACTGTCAGCTTCAAAGGACTGCGACACGCGTAAGACGACAACGGTAGGGTTGTGAATATCGCGTATCGTCTGCAGGCAATCGCGCAATGTGCCATCTGTACCGGCTTTATCAATATTGTCTTGTGTGATACCAGTGAGTAGCACTGGTGTGCTAACCGGGTACATAGTGTCATCAGCATCGGTGCTGGTAACGATCAAACCTAATACACTAACGTTGGCATTGCGCATAGGCAGTATGCCCTGAGTAACTTCTTGTGCTGATATGCCGTGGTGAAATGAAGCCATTTGAAATTTCCTTTTATATATCGTTTAATTAACTGATGCGTAACCACTGGCCAACGACTTTTGAAGGCTGTATGTTATTATGAGCTTGACCACCGCCTACAGCGTCAGTCTTGATATTTGCAGCACTGGAACTGGTATTTTGAGTACCGGCGCGAGTAACGCCATTAATACTACCGCTGTGCATATCAACAGTATGTTCATGACTAGGAAGCTGTTCTAACGTCAACGTGTGCGTATTTGCACCAAACTCTTTACCCATGGTTTTATAATCACTAAGATCGTCAGCTTTTGTAGAAAAACCAACGAGCGTACGGCCTTCAGCGTATCGAGCCCACGTTCCGTAACCATGATGCGTTGCAACTGCTGCGGCGTTAGCGTGGCTGATAGTAGTGGTGTAGAGATCACCCACTTTGTAGGCTTGCATATTTAGTTTTAACCAAAGTATATTTTCAGCAAGCTGCTTGGCTGCAAGGTTGGCGTTACCATTAGCACCGCCTAAGATGCTTTCGGTGGTTTCAACTTGATTGATATTTTCGTTCCACTGTGGTGTGGTTGGCAGAGTAATATTGCTCATATTTTTTACCTAGTTACTTTATTATTGATAGGAAGCGGTACCGTCATATTTGGTCTGGCCGTCATAACGTACTGATAAATTGTTAGGATCGTAACGCTCCCATAGATAGCTGGTATATAGCTGATAATGATCAGGCGCATTATCATTAGGATTAACATCGCCTTTAGTGCCGGCATAAATAGCAGGCAATCCAATATTTTCATCACCGTCATCAACCCCTACTAGTTGAACGCCTTTAAGCTGACGCCAAAAAGTCTCAATACCTAAGAGATCATCAAATAAAGGTTTAGGGCTTTCTGGCAAATGCGTCCAATATTTATAACCAAACGGTACCAGCATTTGACAGACCATATTAAGTCTAGAATCAACCCAAGAATGAGTAGCTGTGACCACATTGGCGTCAATAACTAAATTAACGTTAGGATTATCAATACTGATAACGGCTTTGATACGGTAATCAACAGCGGCTGTAGAGCTGGCAACTGGCTTTTGCACCTCTGGCACTTGACCAACCCAAATTAAATCACCAGCATTATCAATCAGACCAATCTCACGAATGAACCAACCGCCTTGGTCTTGTGGAACGATACAAGTAATCTCGTATTGACCAGTAACTGACGTGGCTGCAACGCTCTCAACCGAACCTTGATAACGCTTACTAACCAGCACTTGTTGTTCAAGTCGTTGGCTAAAGTCAACATTAACGCCTTGGCCCACGGCAAACTGGGTAATGCGCACCGGTGGGCTGCCAGCACTAGCAGCAGCGGCCAGTTTTTGTTGTCCAAGCGTGGTCAGTAAGAGCTGATATGTCATGGTGAGCCTTTTGTTTGTATTTATCTAAATTATGGTTGGAGGCCAGTACCGTTGTCAGGTGCTACCGGCATTAATACACGGTCAATAGCAGCGCCATCAAATACAATAACGTCGCCTAGTTTTTTGACAGTGAATAATTCAGATTTATCAGCAGTGATCTCTAGGGTGCGCTTTGGTGCAGTGGTGTAATCGACCAGATGCTCAGGCTTTTGCAATGTATAAATATTAAGATTAGTCGCTATACCGCTTACTACTTCGATATGCACTGAGTCCATGCGCGTACGTAATAGCGCTGGGTCAAAGATAATATAGATATCAGCACGCGCGCTGGCGTCATCAATAATTAAGGCTAAATGGCTAGCGGTAGCTATACCTGAACCTTCTAGCACTTTAAAATCAACGACAAACTTACCCAAATCATTGGCGATAGGGTTGGTGACGTGTTTAGTAACACCTTGGGGTTGTTGGTTATTTGGCATGGTCAACCCTTAGTTAGTGATAGTAATTTCAACGCCGACCGCTGGAACAGCATAGGCGGCGATAGTTGCATTAATACTGGTACCAAAATAAATATCGTAATGAGCAGACAAACGCTTAACGGCATCGACGACAGCACGAACTTGGCGTACTGAATCAGTGATAACCCCGTTCATCGGATTTACTTCGATACTAAAAGTACCAGGCATTCCTTTCGGGCTTTTCTCAAACCATTCGATCACGTTGGTTTCATAGTTCATGACTGCAAGTGCCCGTTTTACGGCACCCAACGTACCTTTACGCTGATGTACCCAAACAGAGTTTTTGATCACGTTGCGCTGTGTCTCAATCGACCAAGCGTCATTCCACTCATCGACTGACCATGCGTAAGCCAAAAACGGTAAGTATTCGATAGGGCAGTTATCAGCATCCCAAATCAAATCAAAAGGCACATCTATCGATTCAAGACGCGCTGTCAGAGTGGCAAGCTCACGCTCAAGCGGTTTACTATTAGCTGGTAGCAAAGATAAATCAGTCATTGCTACTCACCGCTGTAATGTTGTGACTGGTGCAGTGTGCTACTTGTGAGACATCAACTAACACATCAGCTGCGGGGCTAATTAGCTCAATTCGACTGACACCGTTTACATCCAGTGCACCAATAATTCGGCTAGTAGCAATGCGGCGACCAGGCTTAAACTCTGAGCGTAAGTAGGTACGTAATGCTGCCAAGCCTTGCGCTAGTATGAGCTGTGGACTAATACCTGCTTTAATATAAATAATAGCGTTAATCTCATAGGCTTTTGCTGTGGCGCTATGCACACGCACCAAGTCGGTCAAAGGCCGTACATCATCAGCGGTAAGCGCGGCCACGACGTCATTGATGGCGGTTTGGCCAACGCCAACAGTTAGATTAGCTTGTTCAAGTACGTCGCCTTCAATTTGACCAGACAGGTAAACATCTACTTCAGTAGGAGCCGGACTATGTACAGTGGCGTTAAACACTTCAGGGCTAGCAGATAGCGCGTGGAATAAATATGCTCCTGCGCTGCCGGCTTTGGTTTCGGCTTCGACTGACAAAGCCAGACGATCACGATAATCGGTATCGGCTTCTAAAATCTCAGGCGTGACCGGATTGGTTGTTAAGTCTTCTACTTGCAAAATCTTACGCTGGACACGGTAGTAAGTGACACCTACATGATCCAAGTCAGCACCATTGGCATAAGCCAGCATTAGGCTACGCGCAGTTCGATTGATTTCACTCACTTTTAGACTGTAGCGATAAGCCAGGACTTCCAATATCTTATTGACTGGTTCTGACTCTAATGCCAATGCCGCATGTACCGGGTGATTTAAAGGGAATTTGGCGGCAAACTCGGCGCGAATTTCAAGAAACTCAGCTTCAGGCGAAATGGGCTTGATTAAATTTGGTGGCGGTAAGCCTTGTAAGTTAATAGCGGTAAATACGTTACTCATGTAGCGCCCCTTACCAGCGATAATGATGTAGTCAAAGTGGAACTGTCGGCACGTCGCATCTCAATTAAAGTATTCCAGCCGCTATTGATGCCATCATGAATCAAAGACAGGCTAACTTTGCTGACTTTAATCCTAGGCTCCCAGCGGATAAGAGCGGTTGCCGTGGCTGCCATCAACTTTAAACGCGTAGCGTCATTGGCTGGAGCGTCAATTAGAAAAGGTAGTAGACTGCCATATTCACGGCGCATCAATCGTGTGCCAAGTGGCGTAGTCAAAATGTCATGTATCGATTGACGTAAATGCTCGTCTTGATTTAATAACTCACCGTTGGTTCGGGACATACCCGTTGCGTGTATCATCATTGCGGCTGTCCCGTACTTGATCCGCCAGATTCAACACCGCTATGCGTATGCGCAGTTAGTTTTATGCCGTTGGCCGTTACTTCTTCAGCTGCAGTGATAGACTTTCCGCAATCAATAGAACCGTTAACTTGCAAATCACCAGTCAGTGTGGCTGATGGCGTGTCCCATACAATGCTGGTCGCCGCTTGATTGGTGATTTGGCTGACATGCATGGTAAGCTGACTATTAACCACATCAATACTGCAAAAATCAGTGTCGTTATAACGGATGCGTATCTCATTAGGGTCGGTACTCGGACTAGGATTGCGATCGCTATATAAGCTGACAACCGGGATGGCATTAGCCAATTCACCGCTTGGCGATACAAGCAAAAATTGCTCACTCATACTAGGGCAACGCCATACACTAACCATCCCAGCGGCGATAGTTGGTATCGATAGCCAGTCGGTCTCGTTATCACCAACTGCCAGACGCATTAAAGCAGCATCGGCGTCAATCTCTATGACGGTACCGATAGTGGCGATGTTATGTAGGCGGCGTTGGTGTTCTGCATTCATGGCTATAGTCTGCATTGCAGCAGAGGCAAGCGCACCAAGTGCTTAACCGTAAGTCCGATTTGCGGATATAAAAAAGCCCCGCGCTGAGCAGGGTTGAAAAGATATTTAGTAGTTGTATTAAGTTGAATAGATTGCTAGATTAAAGTTTAATTTGAGTAAAGGAGATAGGTATGTCTGGTAATCCACAGGAAAGATATGAGCGTATAGCGTTAGATTTAACTAAGATTATAGTTGAGCAAAAAAAACATGGTTGGAGATGGTTTGAGGAAAAATGAAGTTTTACAAACCTATATTGATGCTTATAAAGTTGTAACTAGTCAAGAAATGCCATCAGAAGAAAGCTAGAGTAGACGGCATTTAAACTATAGAAGCCTCATTAATGTAAGTTGATGAGGCTTCTATTCATTCAACAAAAAATCTTTAATCTCATTAAGGATTAGCTTCTTGTCTTCATCTGACCAGCCGACAGTTTCACGGACGGGGTAGCGGGTAGGCTTTGAGTTTTCATTGGGCTTAATTGTTTTGCCATATTGGTGAACAGCCATCACTTCAGCGGTACGACCACTGAACCCAATTTCTGCATGACGGCTGCTATAAGCAGTCTTTAACATCTTAGGTAAACGCTTAAACATTGCACCTTCACGAATACTACCAACTTGATTGCGTTTACGCGGTTTAAAGCGTCGGCCGTCTGGGTCTTTTTGTACTTTGATACGGCGTTTCCATGCAGTACGCATCTTAGTAGAAAGTCGGCGGTTTAATTTGCGCTTTTGATTGTCATCCAACTGCTGGTTGATGCGGTTAAGCCAAGGCGCTAATTCGTCAAAGTTATCACTCATGGTCCGACCGCGTCAGCAATATCTTTGGTAACCCAGTTATCCAATGCATCAGACCAGACTTTGGGTGGACAGAGGTGATAGTCGCCGCTTTCGTTAATGACCAATTTGTCCATTAAACCAATATCAACCGTAAGATCATAAGTTTCGGCATCTATGATTTCACTGTCAAAGTTCAAGTCTGGTACCGGATAGTCTTTTGATTCAAACCACTTACGAATGAACGTCATTAAGCTAAAAGGATCATTGTCACGGCAGTCAATAAATAAGAAGCGGGCGATATAGTTAATATCGCCGCTATTGGATGGTAGCTCACCATTCACTAAAAAAAGATGCACTTTGTCTGCGGTCAGTTGCGCTGCAAACTTGGCAAGTAAATCGTCTTTTAGCTGCTGCAGGTATTTCATGAAAGTTCAGCCGCGGCTGCTTCGAGCTGCTCAACAATACGACGTGACCAGCCTTTACCAAAAGCGCTCCAAGTCCCAAGATCGGTAAAGAACTTTAAGCGTTCAGCCAAGAACTTAAAGACAATTACATTGGCGGGTAAACGATTAACAGCCCCAAGAGTTTGAGACCCAACAATACCATCGACTTGACGCCCTGTAATGCCTGCTGCCTTTTGCAAGAACTTGATAGCGCGGTCAGGTCCGTGATTGTAAGCAGCGTCAAAGACTTGAATGGCAATGGTAGAATCAAACTTATCGCAGTGCGCTGCGTCCCAATAAGACTTTTTAGCCACTTCTTTGGCAAACGACTTCGGTAGGTTACGCATATTGCCATAATAGCCATGAGCGACCGCGACGCGCTTAGTGACACCGTACATCGTCTCGCCACCTGGGTCACGCGGGTGATTCACATAACCACCTTCGTTGACCATTAAGCGGTCAAACGCCTTATCAAAAGTAGTGTTATTAGTCATCACTAGCTCCTTTATTAAAAATACCATTCAAACGAGAATTAAAATCCTGTTCTCGCGTTTTCTTATTTTGTTTAATGAGTAAATGCCATGACAAGTACATCGCGGCAACGAGTGCCAAACACCCAAAGCGTATAAACATATAACGGATAGGGAGTTTGTCACCGAGAATGCTAGTGTCATAAGCAAGATAGACAAAACAAACCAGTGCATAGCATGCCAATACACGAAATGCCCACCAGCCCACACTGTCATGGCATCGGGTACGCATTAGCATCCAAAACAACATGAGCGCAGCCAAAACCATTGCAGATATATTGATAATCACCATCATTTGCTGACTCCTAATAATTTAGCAGCCCAATCTGGCAGTATCTCCACCATTTTTTCTGACTTAACAACAGCAACGACTAGGCGTAAAAAGAAATAACCGATACCAGCCCAGAGAAAGCTCACGAGTAAAACAACATCATCACTACTATTGATGTAACCCATTAGCTCCAGACTGCCACGAGTAAAAAATAATCCCGCACCAAATCCTAATAAAATATGGCCAAGGCTGGTCGCAGAGGGTGGAAACTTCTTGTCTTCACCAAAAGCTAGAAAACTACCAACCGCACCAATGATAGTTGCAACAAGCATCGATGGAGTAATGAAAGGGAGGGCAGTAAAAAAAGGGGTGTCGGCCTTGGCGTGAGAGATGGTTAACAGCATCCAAACAGCTATCGCAGCGAGCCAACCTAATGCACAACCTATACGCAGTAGCCAGACTTTTTTAGTTGTCGGTTTTTTCATATTAATCCCATAGTTTTATAGATGGTGCTGCAGCAACAGCATTATCGTTTGGCAAGATAACAACGGTACCAGTCGGCAATATAGCTTGAGGCGTATATTCGGAATTACTCTCTATCAGTTTAGGTAGCATATCCATAGATCTGTGTGCGTATATGCGATAAGCGATGGCGTCAAGCGTATCGTTTTGTGTAGAGCGTATAGTCCGCTGATATTGATCAGTACTCATAAAAGTTTCACACGATTACGGCGGCGACCAGTCATATCGGCGATACAGTGACTGACAATACGACGTAAGCGGTCAGATTTTGTCAGCTGAACATCACCACTAATAGCGCCTTGGCTGGTCGTATCATAATCAACATAATTATCAGCGATGAGTGCGGCCGCTTCATTCATAATGGCGCGCTTATAGGTGCGCTCAAAGATATTAGTGCGGAGGCGCTTTTCAGATAAGTGACGCTGCAAAGTGAGTAGACTAAAAAAGGAGGCAGGTAATTCGCCATTGATTGTGTCATAAGCATTGTCGATATAACCTGCGATACGGTCAGCGCCAAGCGTTTTATCAATCCGCATCAGCTGCACCATGTCTTCAGTACTAACTGAGGGCAGATGAGCGTAATGGTTAGGGACGTTTTTCGCTTGGACTTGCTGATTGATCAACACGATATTACCTGCAGATAAAAGAAAAGCGGTAGTCACTTTGACGTTGGTATGATGCGATCAGCAAATAGCATTGTCTTAGTGAGCCGCTTCCCGGGTGGGGACGTTACTCTCCAGCTTTCTCAAGCTGGGTGAGGTCTTTTTTGCAGCCAACTTTGTCATCAAGCTTAATCGCAGTCTTGTAAGCGTGGATAGCATCGTCTGGCTTGGCATCTTTTAAGCTGTCACCAAGTACGCGGTAAAGTTTGGCGCGGACTTGGTCTGGCATATCTTGTGCGGTCGTGCTGTCAATAGCTCGCTGAATCAAATCAGCATACACAGAGACATCATTGTCTTTTTCGAGTGTCAATAATTCGTCAGCAAGCTGCTCAACGAACACAGTGGCCACATCACGAGTAAATGGTTCTGGCATCACAAAATCATTAAGTAATGCGTATTCAGCAATATCGATAGCAGTCTTAAACTCATGAGTGTCTAAGCACCAAACCATAAGCTTAACCAGCATGTCATCTTGACCACCGACGCCTTCAGCGATAGTGCCTTCAATCCATGGCATATAAAACGGTAGAAACTCTTTTTTAAGCTCTGTTTTATGATTGATGGATTGGATGTTTGATAGATGCTGATCATCGTTCCAAAACTTCAGCTCAATATTGCTACCAGCATCAGGATTGGTGTCGTCTTCAGCTGGCGCATCACTAATTGGAGTAGACTGACTGACCATCGCTATACCGGCACGACGACCCAGTACTTGAGCAGATAATCGCGGATCAGCGGTGGCAGCAGCAGCTTTCTTGGCAGCTTGAGTACGAACAAAGTGATTGCGCAGGGAGTTGGTTTTCATTTCTTAGCCCTCTATTACGATGTTTTCGATTAAGACCGTTTTGCTATAGTCTTCGACAACATAGCACTCGTTGACCGATTGATAATCAGTTGTACGATCCCATTGCGGCTCATCAATAATATGACGACGCATAGAGCCGCGTTGCTGATAGATAGATAGGTTGTCATGAGTAGTAATTAGCAAGCCATTTGGTACAAAAAAGGCAGGCGTATCCACAGGCAAACTACCAAGTTGCTGACGTTGATAAAGTGCTTGCGCTGCTGTGGCCTCCACAGGCGACAAGTTCTGGTTCAATAGACCAACATACTTGTCAGAAACTAAGTTGCGGCTAGTAATAGCGGTTAAGCCATTGGCTTGACGATGTTGCTCGCCAATTAGCTCATTGATAGCCATTTCTACCAAGGCATCTAAGTTCTTAAACTCATGCGACGCACCAATCGTAATACCATCGATATGACGCTCTTCGTTGTAAGCTCGGATCTTCTCAAGCCAACCGATGTTAACGTCTTGAAGCAAAGGATTGAGTTCACGGTTTGAGGTCTTGGCGCGATAGAGACCGTTAAAGCCAACGCGCTGCTTATCTTCAGCGACTATCTTGACCGCTAAATTTGCAAGCTTAGTCTGAAAGTCTGGTAAATAACCCCAGTTGTCGATAACTTCATACAGGTAAGCGATATCAGAGTTTGTCTGAGTACAGAGGTAATCATCGATTGCTTCAAGCGTACCCAAATGAGTAGGTCGACGAGGCTGAATACGAGTGTCAGTAGTGCTAGCAGCAGACTGATTGCCACCAAGACCTAATTTCTGACCATGAGCTTGCTTGACGCCTTGAATGTTAATTTTGCCCAAAAAGTCCGTCATTTGACGGTAAACCTCAATGAGCTTTTGCTCAACTGCGGGAGCGATTGGAAAAGCAGCGGCGTAGTTTTGGGCGCCGTTAACACGGGCTACTTGCTGTTTGTACTGCTCAAGCTGTAGCGCCGTTTGCGGATCTAAAGTAAACATAAATATCCTTAATAATATAGGTAACGCAACTGAGTGCTGGCACTCATGGATTAAGACTGAATGTTAGTATTCAGTTAGTTGGGAGCCAGTCCCAGCGGAAGGAGGGATATTCGTTAAATTGGTAGAAGGCTGAGTCGACAATTGGCTCTTTAGAGATTCAAACTCAATCTTTAAGCCTGATAATTGAGTCTTCAACGTTTCATTTCCTTCAGCTACGCTCTCTGTTTTTTCGTTGAGCGTTTTAAATGATTGCAAGACCAACTCTTGCTCTTGAGTACTCATGCCTGATTTCTTAGATGCAAACATGGTTGACAGCTTTTGCAAAAAATTATTAGCTTCAGGCTGGGTGTTTAGGTCTTGAGTCTGAGTGTCGGTAACTGGCTGCTCTGTGGTGTTATTAACTACTGGTGTTGCAGGATCAGTATTGGCTGCTGTAGCTGGGGCGGCTTTAGTCATAAGGATAAGCTCTTGATCATTAATGTCAGTGCGCAAGGCATCTGCATTACGGTTGAATTTTAGTGGTTCGATACCGCGGGATGCCGGTCTGTCAGTAACCGCAAGACCAACTAAATAAGCGCGTCCAGTATCAGCAAACTTGGGATAGAACTCGATAGACGTAAAAATCTTATTACCTTTTTGGTTCGCTTCGACCAAAGTAGGTAGAACAGATAACGTGGCATACAGACACATTAATTGAACGTTGGAACCATTTTGTGTGAAAGTTTCTACGCCATGATCAACTTTGATAATGTCACCTAACGCACCTTCATTATTTCTACCATTGAGCCCTGACCAATAATCGCTCATGTGCTCGCAGTTAATACGAGCAGTGTACTCAACAGGGTCATATGTCTCAGACATATCAATAATTTGCTGCTGCGAGAGTGAACGGCCATCGACCGTTTGACCCTCACGGGCGACGCGAAAGCGTTTGACAACTCGTTTACCGGGCAATACAGGATCAGCCATAGTCAATCTCAGTTATTAATGTTTGATAATCTTTAAATAGGCTTTAGTTTGTCGGTTAAGAGGCATAACGGGCAACTGGTTGTTAACCGCAAAGTGGATTTACGGTTACAAACAGCGTGGTTGCAAGGGTTACGCGCTATAAGCTATTGCCTTATGACTACTGACCAATCCCATATCATCGAAGACAGTAATGCGGATAACCGCGAACGCGCGCGCTTACTCTACGCGCAAGGCTTGAGCGTTACTGAAATATCCAAAGAATTGAGTGAAAAGCGCCCAACTGTCGCCAGCTGGAAAAAGCGTGACGCTTGGGTGCGCGCAAGTATTTTTGAAAATGTAAAATCGGCAATGCAAGCTCGATTGCTTATGCTGATTAACATGAAAAACAAAGGAAATGCCGAATATAAAGAAATCGACTTTTTTAACCAGCAATTAGAGCGGACAGCAAGAATAGAGCGTTATAACGAGGGTGGTAATGGTGCGACACTTAATCCAAAACTATCCAAACGATACAAAGAAGATCGCAAACCAGCCGTTAAGAACCTATTTACTGAAGAAGAAATCAACGCGTTAGAAGACGCCTTTAAATTAATGATTGAACCCTATAAGTTTCAGCAGCGTTGGGTTGAGATATTAAACGGCACTAAAAAGCATCGCGCTGCACGTATATTTATGATGCTGAAATCCCGCCAGATTGGGGCTACCTATGTCATAGCAATTTGGGCGCTTATTAATGCACTACGCACCAAAAAGAATAAAATATTTTTATCAGCGAGTAAGGCGCAGGCGTACCAATTTATTGAGTACATCAAAGCGTTTGTGTTTGAAGTGCTGGGCAGGAATATTGGCGGGGAGCCAATCGTACTGTCATTAGAAGACAATACTCAGGTTAGTCTTTATTACATGGGCACCAATGCATTGACGGCACAGGGTCGTCATGGCGATGTAATAATGGATGAGTTTTTCTGGATTCGTAAATTCAAAGAGTTCCGTGCCGTGGCCTCTGGCATGGCATCACAAAGTCATTTCCAGCAGGTCTATTTATCTACGCCAAGCAGTGTCTTGCATGAAGCCTATGCGTTTTGGACAGGTAAAGATGGTGTTAATAAAAAAGATATCGATACGTCACACAGCGCTTTAAAATCTGGGCGCTACTGTGATGATGGCAAATGGCGTTTAATCGTCACTATCAAAGATGCTATTCGTGGTGGTTTTGACAAACTTGACATAGCACAGCTGCTACTGGAGTACACACCCGAACGCTTTGCCAATTTGTTTATGTGTGTATTTCTTGATGACAGTAATAGTTATTTTCCTTTATCAGTACTGCAACCAAACATGGTGGATAGCTGGCAGATCTGGGATGACTTTACACCGCTAGGCAGCAAGAAATTTGCCAAACCAGTTTGGGTAGGCTATGACCCTAGCTTTACAGGCGATAGACCAGCATTGGCAGTCATCGCGCCGCCTGAAAAAGAGGGTCAGCCGTATCGCATCTTAGAGCGTATGCACCTCGACCACATGCCACCGCACGTCCAAGCACAGCACATCAAAAAGATTTGCGAGCGCTACGATGTTGAGTTTTTAGGTATCGATACAACAGGAGCTGGGATATCAGTCGCTGAGCACGTTAAAAAATTCTATCCAAACTACACCGCCATCATCTATAGCGTTGAGAGTAAGACGCGTATGGCGCTCAGGGTTAAAGAGCTTTTTACTCGGCGCAAATTACATTTTGATGCGGGCAGTATTGATATCGCAAAAGCATTTATTGCTATCAAGCAAGCACTGACTGGCAGTCAACGCCAAATGACGTTTGTAAGTAGCCGTAGTAAAGAGGTTGGCCATAGTGATATTGCGTGGGCAATTATGAATGCGCTTGAAAAAGCACCACTTGCTAGTACGGATCAAATCAACGACGGCGTCCACAAATCACGAATCGGGGTACACAGATGACAGAAAAATCAATAGACAGCAATGGTCAGAAAATAATCATGCACAGCTTTGGGGACCCGGAGCCAGTGCTAGATGGGCGCAGTATGTTCGAATACGAATATTGCCCAATGTATCAAAACTACTATGAATATCCTTATGACATTGATGCGGTGGCCAAGCTGTATCATGCGACTAGCCACCATACAAGTGCACTGATCACTAAGCGTAATGTATTAGTCAGTTTATATAAGCCACACCCTAAATTAAGTCGCCAGGCTTTTATTAGCCTCGTAATAAATCTACTGGTATTTGATAACGCTTATGTTCAAGTAGTACGTAATAGATTAGGAGACGTATTACAGCTTCGACCAAAGCTTGCACGACATACACGTAAGTCAATCAGAGGCGATGGTTATCATCATGTTGATTATAGACAAGGCGCCGCGATTGAATACAATGAACAAATTATCCACATATTTAACCCTGATATTAATCAAGAAATCTATGGCGTCCCTGATTATCTGAGCAGTGTAAATGCCATTACTTTAAACGAAGCCGCAACATTATTCCGGCGCAGATATTATAAAAACGGTGCTCATGCTGGATATATACTGCATGTATCAGATCCACTATCGACACAAAAGGATGTTGACGATTTAGAAGATGCAGTAAGAGAGTCGAAGGGTGCGGGTAACTTTAAGAACTTATTTATGTATACGCCTAATGGTAAACCTGATGGTGTTAAAGTTATACCTTTGGCAGAGGTAGCTGCCAAAGATGAATTTGCTAATATTAAGATTGCATCTCGTGACGATACATTAGCTGGTCACCGCGTGCCGCCGCAGCTGATGGGAGTAGTGCCAAACAATGCGGGAGGATTTGGTGATGCAAAAAAAGCAGCCGAAGTATTCTACTGGCATGAGATACTCACCCTACAAAACATGCTACTCGACATCAATGATCAGGTCGGGGAGACAATCATCAGCTTCAATGAGTACCAACTTACCAAAGCTGACTCATAAATTTATTTTTTAATTAAAAGACCGCTCATTTTTGAGCGGTCTTTTTTTTGCTACCTGACCATGGCAAAAATCGCTCCCTCCCGCCCGAGTTTCTTATACTTAATGTCTTTATTTTAATGCATCAGAATGGGCCCAAAAAGCCCGCAGCTGTACGCTATTGATATGAAGGTGTGATGCAATATAATGCAGTTTGATGCGCATTATGCAGCAATCTTGGGGCGTTTAAATATATAGACGACGAAAAGAAAAGGTAATAAAGGTAATAGTTTTAAATTAACAACGTAAGTGTATGATATAAAAGATTAATTTTCTTACCTTTAAAAGGTAATAATAGGTAATGGAAAAGGTAATAAATATAGAAATGTCAATTAAATCATGTGTTTATATATATAGATATATTACTTTTAATAAAGGTAAGTTATTACTTATACATTACCTTTTTATTACCTTTTGAGAAATCGCTATAAGCCTTACAGATAAAGGGATATAAGCTATATAATAATTAATATTACCTCTATTACCTTTTTATTTGACTGTGTGAAATATCTAGTGATTAAAACAAATAGTTTTCCATCGTACACTTTTGAACATGTTATTAATTAATCGTGGGCTAGGTGTGGGCTGCTATATAACGTACATAATAAATAACGCACTAGCTATGACCGTTGATATATAAGGGTTTGATATATTTATTACTATAGATATTGGCACATATAGAGGTTTCGAATCTCTCCGTCTCCGCCAAATTCAAAAAAGCCCCAATCAGTTATTGATTGGGGCTTTTTTTATGTTTGTATAAATGTGGTTTTTAAAAGCTTTGCGACCGCTTCATAGCAGCCTTACGTTAAAACTGATACCGTGCGACTGGGATGAATTTTCCGCAGCCTCTGCACTAGTAGAAAGCAAGGAAGATTTATCTCAGTCGTATATTGCTATAAACGTAAATTTTATTTTGCATTGATGATATGAGTTCTCTGTTATTTCGCTAGCGTTTGGTTATTTCGTTAACGTTTGCTTAAATACGACTTCTTGTCCATCTACCAAAACCAGTTTGCCTTCGCTAATCTCAATATGTATGCCCGTATAGTTTTTAATCGCGCGCATGACATTGATGTCTTCAATACTACTTTCGATGATAATTTTACCAGACTGCTCAGGTTCGATTGGTGGTTTGAACTGGGTCAATGGTACATTAAAGCTTTTGCTTTTGGTCAAATTCGCCTCTTGCATGGTGAGCTTACCTTTAAAGCTTTTAATTGCCACCTTACCGTGGTTTGAAAGCATAAACTGTAGTTTTACTTGGTTCAAACTGTCACTATCGCTGGTTTTTACGGGGAGTAAAGCGACAGGGTAATTTTGTGCTTTGGCAGTATGCACTTGCGGACTGGTGACAATCGGGCTTTTTTTGCCAGTAGGATTATTTGGATGCAAGCGCTCATATTCACGCTGCTGGATAAGCGCTTGCTTGATGGTGATACGTGGCATCGCTCCGGACTCATACGCGCCGCTGAGCTTCATCCGTAGCATATAACGGCTCAAGAGCTGTCTGTCAGCCTCAGGCAACCGCTCAAACGTATCGCCAAGCTTTTTTTGCCATTGGTCAGAGTTGGTTGGTATGGTCTGCCTGCTTGGATCTGCTGGCGGCTGCATGC